TGTCATAGAAATAATTGTGTTTGTATCTATCATCATACGAACACCTCCTTGCTCTTATTATACCATATTGTTAGGATAAATTCAACCTATTTTTTGAAAAAGGCAGGTGACCCCCATGGCAAACCGCATCAAAGGCATCACCGTAGAAATCGGCGGCGATACCACCAAGCTATCCAAAGCCCTGGAAGGTGTCAATCGGGACATCAAGGGGACACAGACACAGCTGAAAGATGTGCAGAAACTGCTGAAACTTGACCCCACCAACACCGAACTCTTGTCCCAGAAGCACAAGCTGCTGGCAGATGCGGTGTCTGCCACCAAAGAAAAGCTGGAAGTACTGAAAACTGCGGCAGAACAGGCAAACACTGCTCTTGCAAATGGTGAAATTTCACAGCAGCAGTATGATGCCTTACAGCGTGAGATCATCGAAACCGAAAACGAACTGAAACGCCTGACCACAGAAGCAAACAATTCTCACACTGCCCTGGAAAAGATGGGCGTTTTGGGTGAAACGCTGCAGTCCGCCGGGGACAAAATTTCCGGTGTGGGACAAAAGCTGCTGCCAGTCACTGCCGGTGTCACGGCTCTGGGCACCATTGCTGTGAAAACTGGTGCAGACTTTGATGCTGCTATGTCCAAGGTAGCGGCGGTATCCGGTGCGACTGGTTCAGAGATGGACGCTCTCCGGGAAAAAGCCCGTGAAATGGGCAGCAAAACAAAATTCTCTGCAAGTGAGGCTGCGGATGCTATGAACTACATGGCAATGGCAGGCTGGAAAACCAATGATATGCTCAGCGGTATCGAAGGTATCATGAATCTTGCCGCCGCTTCTGGGGAAGACTTGGCATCTACTTCGGACATTGTCACGGATGCTTTGACCGCTTTCGGTTTGTCTGCTTCGGACAGCGGACACTTTGCAGATATTCTGGCTGCCGCATCAAGCAATGCCAACACCAATGTCAGCATGATGGGCGAAACTTTCAAGTATGCCGCTCCGGTGCTGGGTTCTTTGGGCTATTCCGCTGAAGATTCCGCTATCGCCATTGGACTGATGGCAAACGCCGGTATCAAATCCTCACAGGCTGGTACAGCACTGCGTTCCGCCATTACCAATCTGGCAAAGCCAACAGATACGGTAGCATCTGCCATGGAACAGTATGGCATTTCTCTGACAGATAGTTCCGGCAAGATGTATTCTCTGCGGGAACTCATGGAACAACTCCGACAGAAATTAGGCGGTCTTTCTGAGGCAGAACAGGCACAGGCAGCCGCATCGCTGTTTGGCAAAGAGGCAATGTCCGGTATGCTGGCAATCATCAACGGTTCCCCGGCGGACTTTGAAAAACTGTCCAATGCCATTGATACCTGTTCAGATACAGTAGACGGCTACAATGGCACGACTGAAAAAATGGCGGCTGTCATGCAGGATAACCTTGCCGGACAAGTGACCATCTTGAAGTCCCAGCTGGAAGAGTTGGCGATTTCCTTTTCTGATATTCTGATGCCCACCATTCGTTCTGTGGTTTCCCACATTCAGGAACTGGTGGACAAGCTGAACCAGTTAGACCCACAGACCAAAGAAACCATTGCGAAAATTGCACTGGTGGCTGCTGCTCTGGGACCGATGCTGATCGCATTGGGAAAGACCATCTCCAGCGTGGGAACGGTCTTTTCCGCAGTATCCAAACTGCCTGCACTTTTCTCGGCTGTGCAAGGTGGCATTGGAGCCATTACCGGAGCGTTGGGCGTGTCATTAGGTCCGCTGCTCGCCATTATCGCAGCTGTTGCTGCTCTGGTGGCTGCTTTTGTGCATCTCTGGAAAACCAATGACGAATTCAAAAGCAATATCATCGCCATCTGGGAACAGATCAAAAGCACCTTTACCGGATTGACACAGGGCATCACTGACCGGCTAAATGCTCTGGGATTCGACTTTGAGAGTTTCACCGATGTGCTGAAAGCTGCATGGGACGGGCTGTGCAATCTGCTGGCTCCTATTTTTGAAGGTGTCTTTCAGAATATCTCTAATATTTTCTCTGGATTTGCAGATATTCTCTTAAACTCACTTGATGTATTGATCGGTCTGTTCACTGGTGACTGGGAGCAGTGCTGGAATGGCATCAAGGGTATTTTTACGTCTATCTGGAATTTCATTGTCAACTCGTTCCGCAATATCATGAATACCCTGAAAGGCATTGCAGATGTGGTGCTGGGGTGGTTCGGAACAAGCTGGAACGAAGTCTGGACTTCTATCAAAACATTTTTCGTGGACACGTGGAACAGCATTGCTTCCTTTTTCACGGGAATCGTTACCGGAATCCGGGACTTTTTCGTCAACACCTGGACGTCTATTTCCAATACCTTCACCGCCATTGTCACTGCCATTCAGACGGTGGCAACGACTGTATTTACGGCGATTCGGGATTTCTTCAGCACGATCTTTACGGCAATCTACAACTTTTTCAGCACGATTTTCAATGCCATTTACAACGTGGTTTCTACGGTTTTTCAGGCAATTTATAACGTCATTACGACCGTTTGGAATGCCATTTACACCACCTTAGAACCGCTGATCACGGCATTTGGCTATCTGTTTCAGACGATTTTTGAAGCCATTCAGATCATTGTGGGCAGAGTGATGGACTGGATCTCGGAGAAGATCAGTGCCATTTGGAATGCGATCGTGGCGTTTTTAACCCCCATTTTAGAGGGCATTCGAACGACCTTTGAAACCATCTGGAATGCCATTTCTACCACGGTCTCCACGGTTTTGACGGCAATTCAAGATGTGGTGACTACGGTTTGGAATGCGGTGTCTGGTTTCATTTCGTCTGTCCTGTCAGCGATCTGGAATGTAGTTTCTTCCATCTGGAACAGCATCTCCGGCACGATTTCCAGTGTGATGAATGCTATTTTTTCTGTGGTATCGTCTATCTGGAATCAAATCAGTTCAGCGGTTTCCAATGTTCTGAACGCCATCCGGTCGGTGGTGTCTAACATCTGGAACAGCATCAAAAGCACCGTTTCCAACGTGATGCAGAGCATTTCTTCTACGGTGTCCAGCATCTGGGACAACATCCGTTCAGCGGTTTCTGATAAAATTAGCGGCATCAAATCCACCATTCAGAATGGATTTGGTGCCGCTGTTGGATATATCAAGGGACTGGCTTCCGATGCCTGGAACTGGGGACGGGACATCATTCAGGGAATCATTGATGGCATTCAGAGTGCCATCGGCTGGCTGGCGGACTGCGTCACCAATGTTGCCGATACCATTCGGGATTTCCTGCACTTCTCTGTTCCGGACAAAGGGCCGCTGACAGACTACGAAAGCTGGATGCCGGACTTCATGAAAGGGTTGGCAGACGGCATCGACAAGAGCAAGAAGTATGTGGAGAAAGCCGTGGGCGGTGTGGCGAAAGCCATGCAGCTGACTATGGATTCCGACCTGAATTACAGCTTGCATGGAATCTCCGGAGCGATGCTGCCCGACAGTTCCGGTGGGACGGTGAATAATTATTACAATACCGATAACCGAAAAACGGTGAATCAGACCAATCAATCGCCGAAGGCACTGTCACGGTTGGAGATTTATCGGCTAACACGGAATGCGTTGAATGTGTAATGGGGGTGTGTAATGTATTTTTCTCTGGTTTTAGAAAATGAAAACGGTGAACAATTAGATATGACCGCCACCGCCAATCAATACATGACCTCCAAAATCGAAGGTCTGAATCCGCCTGCCGGAACGATTTCCACATCTTCCTATGCAGGTATGAACGGCAGTTACCTCAACAATGCCTTCATCGAAAAGCGAAACGTGGTCATCTCCTTTGCCATGCGTGGCATTGGCATCGAAAAACGGCGGCATCGGCTGTATCATGTGATCAAGCCGTCCCGATACATCAAGATTTGGTACAAGACGGCGAACATCGATGTCTATGCCGAGGGGTATGTAGAAACCTGTGAAGTATCAAATTTCGAGCAGCAGATCAGCGGACAGATCTCCATTCTCTGCCCGGATATTTACTGGTACAGCCGGGATATCTTCTACGCTTATTACAGCGGCGTGATCGGAGCATTTCACTTTCCCTTTCCGGAGAGCGATGCTCCGTTTCCTTTGGGCGTATATTCCAACAGCAACCTGTTCTCTATCACCAATGACGGGGATGAAACTGGATTCACGCTGCGAATCGAAGCATTGCCCAGCGACATTCCGCAGGAAGTGGTGGCAGTGACACCGACCATCTACAACGAAAATGGCGAATATCTGCAAATCAAAGGTGATATTCTGACCGGCGATGTCATTACGGTTACCACGAAAACCGGAAACAAGACCGTCACGCTGACACGCAATGGCGTAGACAGCAATATCCTGAACCGGCTGGTTTCCGGTTCGACTTGGCTGACCTTGAAGGAAGGCACAAATATCTTTCGGGTCGAGGCAGTTCGTGGTGTGAAAAAGCTGCGTGTGACTTTGATGCACCGAAATTCCTATCTGGGGGTGTGAGAAATGCAGTTGGAAATTTACAGCTTGATAGCTTTGAAAGATCAGATCTCTGTGTCACTGGAAGCCATCTGCGACAGCTATTCTTCGCTCTTATGGGACATTGAGTTCTACCAGTGTGGCTGTTTTGAGGTGTATATCGCTGCCAGTCCGCAGAATGTATCCATCTTTCAGCGTGGCAGAATTGTGGCAAGGAGCGATGATGCACAGCACTTCGGCATCATTGAATCTCTGCAATTGGAGACCGATGCCGAAAAGGGCGATTATCTGACGGTCACCGGACGGTTTCTTGCCTGTCTGCTGGAACGAAGAATCATCTATCCCACCATCACCGCAAACGGCAGCTATGAGGACATTGTCCGCAAAGTGCTGTCCCGCAATGCAATCTCTGCCGGAATCCGCAATCTGCCCGGTTTTTCCATGGGGACGGTTTCCGGCGACTGCTGGCAGAAAACCGCACGAATGCAGGTCAGCTATGACAACATTTTAGAATGGCTGTACGGTCTATGCGAAACTATCGGTGGTTCGGCAAATGTGCGGCTGGATGGAAATGCACTGAAATGCGACCTGTTTTCCGGAATAGACCGCAGTCTTTTGCAGGACGACAATCCCCACATTGTATTCTCTGATGCGTACAACAATCTGCTGTCGTTCTCCTATGCGGCAGACGATGCGGTGCAGAAAAACTTCGCCTATGTGCTGGGCTGCGGCGAAGGAAATGCCAGAAAACGCACGACATTCTGTTCTGGTACAGAGCCGACCTACCTTGATCGCTATGAGGTGTATGTAGACGAGCGAAACACGGCACAGGAAGAGGACGTGACCGATGCGGAATATTTAGAAATTTTGAAAAGCAGCGGTGCAGAACATCTGGTACAGCCGAAAACGGCATCGGAATCCGCTATCGCTGCTTTTTCGACCCAGTATCAGTACAACAAGGATTACTTTGTGGGCGACTATGTGACCGTGGAACAGAGAAGATTCGGCTTGATTCAACCCAGAATCCAGCTGATCGGCATGGTGGAGAGTTTCGATCAGAACGGCAGAAGTCTGACCCCGACATTTAAGGAGATGGAGTGAGCATATGGCATTTTCCTATGGATTTTTTAACGCACAAAACCTTGACCGGGTGTATACCGCAGAGGATTTCACCGCATATCTGTCCAGCCTGATTTGCAATGGAATTCTGGATACTTACCGGCAGTGTTTTGCACCAACAGTCAAAAATTTGTCCGTTACATTCGGCACGGGCAAGGCGTGGATCGATGGGCATTATTTTATCAGTGATACCCTGCATACCATCGACCTTTCTTCTTATGTAGATGAATCTCTGAATCGTTATGTAGCAATCGGGATCTATTGTGATCGTTCTACTCGTACCTGTGGGATTCGTATTCTGGCAGGTACAGCAGCCACCAGTCCAAACATTCCCGCCTTTACCAACAACAATGTGACGACTTATCTGACTTTAGCAGTTGTAAGACTGCGTGCCGGAACGACAAGTATTCTGGATTCCGATCTGACAGACTGCCGTGCGGACGAGAGCAAATGCGGTTACTGCAAGTGCATCCTTGGCAAGTGCAGAGTGACAGAGATGCTCGCTGAAATGGCAAAGACAAATGCCACACTGGACGAACTGCAAAAGCGGCTGGATGCGATGAACAGTCAGATTTCTGAACTGCAGACCAAGGTAGATGACTTGACGGCAGGCGAAATCCTAGCAACCGGACAGTGCGGTGAAAACATCTACTATGTTCTCTATGACAACGGCAAACTGCTGCTGCGTGGAACGGGTGCAACATACGACTATACTTCTCATGATTCTGTGTTTTATCAAAACGATCAGATCAAGGAGATTGTGCTCAGCAATGGCATTACTGGTCTGGGTGACCGTTTGTTTTATCATTGTGCCAATGCGAAAACGGTATCTCTGCCGGCTACACTGACCAGCATTGGGAATGCCGCTTTTGCACAGGAAGATGCTGCAATCGGCTATACCGCCGGTCTGACTTCTGTTACCATTCCGCAGGCAGTTACTGCGATTCAGTCATATGCCTTTTATCACACCGCCATTGCAGAAGTCACTGTGCCTGCCAGCGTGAAAACATGGGGAAAGTATGTTTTCAGCGATTGTACAAAGCTGAAAAATGCTCGTGTTGCGTGTGATTCCATTGGTGCTTTTGCGTTTACAAGATGTACAGCATTGTCCAGCCTTACCATTTCTGCGAATTGCAGAACCTTTGGGGAAAATATGCTGGCATACTGTGAAAGTCTAACAGACATCACATATGAAGGAACGATCGCTCAGTGGAACACCATCACCAAACCGGTCAACTGGATGTCCTCCGGAGAACATTCCTACAACAATTATCTGAAAAAGATCCAGTGCATAGACGGCTATTTGGAATATGATCCTGAAAATAATGTGTGGAATGAGGTGAAAAACGGATGATGAAATTCTTAGTGAAACAGCAAAAAATCGAAGTGCTGGAACGAGAGATCATTGCTTCTGACCAGATCGCATTTGTTTTGGTGAAATTCGTGTTCGATGGGGCTTGGAAAACGCTGCACAAGGTGGTACAGTTCACACAGTGCGAAGAAACATACAACGTGGTGCTTGGCATAGACGGAACAACCTGCTTGCTGCCTGCCGAACTGCATCCTGGTGCGGTGAAGATGAGTTTGTTTGGCTACGATGCAGAAAGCGATACTACACTGCGTGCAACAACAGTACCCGTCACACTTCACATCCGACCGTCCGGTTTTGTCGCAGATGGGGATACGCCAATTCCGCCGACTCTGGATTTATATACGCAGCTTTTGAAAAAACTTTCCGAGATGCAAACCGGAGCAAACGGAAAAGACGGCAGTTCTGCTTATGAGATTGCCATAGAAAACGGTTTTGTGGGAACAGCTGCAGAATGGCTGGAGAGTTTGAAAGGCAAGGATGGTATTGATGGCAAGGATGGATTACCCGGAAAGGACGGTAAAGATGGTGCAGATGGTTTGCCCGGTAAGGACGGCATTTCTCCAGATTTGACAAATTATCCGGATACCGATGCTGTAAAAGCACTGGTTCAGGACGCTGTTCAGCCACTTTTACAGCAGGCACACATTCATAAAAATCTGAATGTTTTAGATGATTTGACGGCAGATGAACTTTCTTTGCTGCGTGCTCTTCAGGAATTCGAGGATGATACAACTTACAATATCCAAACATTCCGAGAAGCCATTGCAGCATTGAATGAAAAGGCACATACCCACGAAAATCAATCCGCATTGAATCAGATCACCGCCGCTAAAATCGCACAATGGGATGGTTTCGGCACACAAATCAATGGGCTTAGTACAAAGGTTACGGTCTATTCGGAAAAGACAGAACGTACTTTGAAGAGCCTGCAAAAGCAAATCGACAACCTGACAAGCGGCAGAAATTACACCATTCTGTTTCAGTCCGGACAGGATGCCGTTTCGACCTATGCATCAAATCTCAGCATGATTCTGGATGGCAGGTATCAGACAATGGCGGATTTCCTGACTGCTTATCCGCAGTTTTGCAGTGCAGCAAATGATTTTGTGCTGTCCTATTCGCAGGAGTGTTTTAGCTGGGATAAGTCAGTCTTGACCGTTTGTACAAAACCCCTGTCCCTGATGAAAAATGCGGAAATCGTGATGTCCTATCAATCGGGTTCCAGTGAAGCCGGAAGCCTGTATCTGGTGCCGAAGCCGCAGAAAATTGACATTCCCATTGGCGTGTATGTGAATACAGAGATTGCCCTAAATCGTGCGGTTTCTCTGGATTTCCACTGGCTGCAGTCGGACAACTTTATCACCACCATCACAGAATGCACCGGCATTTCTGACGGCGAATATTACCTCGCATGGGTGGGCAGAAGCAACAATTCTCATCCGAAAATCCGATTCCTGAAAGTACTGGAGGGTTGAAAATGAAAGATACCATTTGCGTGGCTGTCGGCTTGGTCGGCGGCTTTTTTACTGCCATTTTTGGCGGCTGGGACTCCGCTCTGGTGACACTAGTCGTCTTTATGGCAATCGACTTTTTCACCGGCATCATCACCGCCATGATGAAAAAGTCCAAACACACAGAAAGCGGCGGACTTTCTTCCAAAGCCGGCTGGTTCGGTCTGGCGAAAAAGGTCTGCACTTTAATGCTGATCGTCGTTGCAGTTCGGATGGATATTCTGCTGAATACCAACTATATCCGGGATGCTGTTTGCATCAGCTTTTGCCTGAACGAACTGCTTTCCATTGTGGAAAATACATCGCTCATGGGGATTCCGTATCCGCCCGCAATTCAAAAAGCAATTGATGTTCTGCAAACGAAAATCGGCAGAACCGAAGAAACGACCGACAAGGAGGACAAGTAATATGGCTATTTTAAGACCAGATGCAACAACGACATTTGGCGGTGTCACCGTCAACGAATATTTACTCACCAAACACAATCCCAACCGCATTGATATGCCCTCTGTTTCCATGGCAGGAAAAATTATCGGCGTGACCGTCCACAACACAGACTGGATTTCTGTAGCAAGCGGAACGACCCCTGCGGAGCAGTACACGAGGGCAACGGTCAATAACAACATGAAGGATGTGCGAGTCCACTATTATGTGGATAACGTGTGTGCATGGCAGAATCTGCCCCACAGTCTGAGTGGCTGGCACGCTGCTGATGGTTCTGGGAACGGCAACAGAAGGACCATTGCCATTGAGTGCATTATGTCCTCTGCATATAATTCTACAGATAAGAAGTCGGAGGACAACTGTGCGAAACTTGCCGCAGCGTTATTAAAACAGTATGGACTGGACATCAATCATCTCTACACGCATACCCACTGGCTCAATGTTCGTGACGGACGAAATGGAACTGTTGACCAGATGAACACCATGTACAATCGGTACAAAATGTGTCCAGCGTATATCTTGCCCCATTGGGCGGAGTTCAAGAAAAAGGTACAGTCTTATTTGAATGTGGGTTCTGCATCCACAACACCTATTCCTGCAACAAAGCAGCTTTACCGGGTTAGAAAGTCTTGGGCAGATGCGAAGTCGCAGCTGGGGGCGTACTCTTCTTTGGAGAATGCGAAGAAAGCTTGCAAGGTCGGATATTCTGTATTTGATGCCAACGGAAATGTGGTCTACACCAATGGCAGCCAGCTCACCAAGGGGCAGAAGATTGCCATTCGTGCCAACACGCCTCTGTTCGCCAGTGCAGAAACTACATCTGTAACCAGAAGAATCAGCGGCACTTACTATCTGTATGACGGTATTGCCTGCAAGAACGGTCGTTATCGTATCACCACAAAGCCGGAGTTCTGCGGAAAGACACCAGTGGGACAGTATGTGACCGGTTATGTTTCTTGGGATAATTTCAATCAGTGAGGATTCTTTTATGGAACAACAAAAATTGATGGATGAACTGAATTACCATCGTGCTCAAAAGCTGACTGATGCGTTATATCATTCCGGTTTGATTTCCTTTGAGGAATATGACAAATTAACGCTCAAAAATCGGAATTCTTTCTCTCCAATTTACGTGGACTTATTGCCGAAAACGCTTGCAATTCCGCCGAAAAAGAGGTAATATGGACACGTCAAAAGGAGGTGCAGAAGCATGAAAACTATTACCAAAATTGAGGCAAATCGCTCCGCAGCTGTTCATCGAAAATGTCGTGTAGCGGCTTATTGCCGTGTTTCCACAGAGCATGATGACCAGATAGAAAGTTTGGAAACACAGAAGGCACATTATGAATCCTGGATCAAACTGCATACAGAGTGGGAATCCGCCGGCATCTTTTATGATGCTGGCATTACTGGAACAAAAGCAGAAATTCGTCCTGGACTGCAAGACCTTTTACAGGCTTGCCGCATGGGCAGGGTAGACCGCATTCTGGTGAAATCCATCAGTCGGTTTTCCAGAAATACGGCGGAGTGCCTCGCTCTTGTTCGGGAACTATCAGGAATTGGGGTTTCCGTTTTCTTTGAAAAAGAAAACATAGACACCGGCAGTATGGAAAGCGAATTGTTTCTGACGATACTCAGCAGCATGGCAGAGGAAGAATCTTTATCCATATCCAGAAATGAGAAGTGGTCGGTACAGCACCGGTTTCAAAACGGTACCTATGTGTCATCGTCTTTCCCTTACGGGTATTGCAGAAATGACAGGGGAGAGATGGGACTCGAACCCGAGGAGGCAGAAATTGTGAAATACATTTTTTCTGCCTTGTTATCCGGAAAAAGTTCTTGTCAGATTGCAGATCTGTTGGAACAGCAGGGGATTCCCTTCAAGAATGGACGTCATTGGTGTGATGCTGCGATTCGTGGAATTGCCGGCAATGAAAAATATGTGGGAGATGTTTTGCTGCAGAAAACGTATACCGATGCACATTTTCATCGGCACAAAAATCATGGAGAAGTGGAATGTTATCTTCTTTCAGATCATCACATACCGATTGTTAGTCGGGAAACTTTTGCAAAAGCAAATGCAGTCATTCGACAGCGAGCTGCCGAAAAAGGCATTGTGTATGGTACAGGAAAGTATCAAAAGCGATATGCTTTTTCCGGAAAGGTGATTTGCGGCAAATGCGGCAGCACTTGCAAACGCAGAATCCACAGCGGCAATGAAATTGCATGGACGTGTGTGGCTCATATTGAAAGTGCTCAAAAATGTCCTATGAAATATGTGCGGGAGGAGGTATTGAAAGCCGCTTTTGTTACGATGTTGAACAAACTGATTTTCAGCAGAAAGCACATTTTGAAACCATTGTTAGAACAGCTGAAAACGAACAGCAATGATGAAAATGTCCGGCGAATGCAGGAACTGCAAAAGCAGCTGGAATCTCATGCTGAAAAGAAAAACACACTGCACCGTTTGTATGCACAAAAGGTTGTAGATCCTGTTTTATTCCGGCAGGAAATGAATGCTTTGCAGAAACAAGCGGAGTCCTGCCGTATGGAAATTGCACAGTTGGAACAGGAAACACATGGAGAAACTGAGATAATTGCAGAATTAAAACAGCTGCTGCGATTTACAGAGCAGCATTCTGCAATGTTGACAGAATTTCAGGAGACATGGTTTTCTGCATTTGCAGAACAAATAATTTTGTATGATCGGAATCATATTGGATTTCGGCTCAAATGCGGTTTGCTGTTAAAGGAGGAAATTTGATGGGACAGATTCCTTACGGCTACCGAATTGAAAACGGTGCTGCTGTGATTATACCGGCAGAGGCAGCACAGATTCGCCTTATTTTTCAAAATTATATTGCCGGTATGAGTTTACAGTCGGCAGCAAGAGCAGCAGGTCATCCCATGGCACATAGCACTGTTCGTCGAATGATGCAGCGAAAATGCTACCTTGGAGATGCTTTTTATCCGGCAATTCTGGACAAAGAAACTTATGCTCGGGCAAATGCAGAGTGGCAGCATCGTGCCAATGCAATGCAGCGACTTGGAAAAACGAGGAGAAAGCCAGTATGTCCACAGACAAAATTTTTGTTGGAACTGCCGCAGCAAATACCAGAATTAGATGGAAACACGCCATTCCAACAAGCAGAATATCTTTATCATTTGATTCAAAGCAAGGAGTAATGCAACAATGCCAAAGGTCACTACAATTCCACCCCGAAAGCAAAGAAATCATGCTGTCACGTCACAGAAAACTCGAAAGATTCGTGTGGCAGCCTATTGCCGTGTTTCCACGGATACAGAGGAACAGGCAACCAGCTATCAGGCACAAATTGCACATTATGAGGAAGTCATTCACAGGAATCCGGAATGGGTCTTTGCTGGGATCTATGCCGATGACGGCATCAGTGCAACCTCTACAAAACATCGGGAACAGTTTCATCAGATGATCCAGGACTGTATGGACGGAAAGATTGATATGCTTATTACCAAATCCATCAGCCGATTCGCCAGAAACACAGTAGATTGCCTGAATTACATCCGACAGCTGAAAGCACAAAACATTCCAATCTATTTTGAAAAAGAGTCCATCAACACAATGGATGCGAAAGGGGAAGTGCTGATTACCATTATGGCATCTCTGGCACAACAGGAATCGGAATCTCTGAGTCAGAATGTCAAACTGGGAATGCAGTATCGGTTTCAACAGGGAAAGGTGATGGTCAATGCCAGCTGTTTTCTTGGTTATGATAAGGACGAAAACGGAGATCTTGTGATCAATCCGGAACAAGCCGAAACGGTAAAACGAATCTATCGGGAATATCTGGAGGGAGCAAGTTGTCAGCAGATTGCAAGAGGACTGGAACGGGACGGTATCCGAACAGCAAGAGGGAATACCCGATGGCATGACAGTTCGATTCGGTTAATTCTGGAAAATGAAAAGTATATGGGAGATGCCCTTTTGCAAAAAACATATACTGTGGATTTTCTCAAGAAAAAACGCATTAAAAATAACGGCGAAATGCCGCAGTATTATGTGGAGGACGATCATGAGGCAATTATTCCCAGGGCATTGTTCTTACAGGTACAGGAGGAAATTGCAAGGCGCGGTTCACAGGTGGATTGTATGGGCAGACGGCGTGGATTTAGTGCGAAACACTGTTTTACTGGTTTGCTTTACTGTGCTGAATGTGGGGAACAATTCCGCAGAATCCATTGGAATAACCGAGGCTGTAAATCTGTGGTGTGGCGATGTATGACCAGACTGGAGAAAAAAGGAGCGTGTCATGCACGAACAGTCTATGAGGAATCTTTGAAACAAGCCTTTGTGGATGCTTTGAATCAACTGACAGGCAGCAGTGAAACATACCTTTCTATCTTACAGGAAAATATGGCTGAGGTGATTGAAATGGAACCATCTAATCTGCCCGAGGAAATACAGAGAAAGTTAGATGTTCTTCAGAAAAAGTTGATCGAATGTGCAGAACGGCATGAGGATTATGAGGAGATAGCACAGGAGATTTTTCGGCTGCGAGAGCAAAAGGAACAGGCTTTAAGGGAAAATGTTTCTCAACAGGAGCAGAAGGACCGTATGCGGGAACTGCAGGAATTTTTGGCTGCTCAGCCGCATCACATTACCGAATTTGATGAAACACTGGTTCGGCATCTACTTGCAAAAGTAACGGTTTCTTCCGATCGACTGAATTTTACATTTCAATCAGGTGTCACGGTTTCCATTAAAAAGTGAACCACTTCAAAAATCCTCCTTTGCAAAATATAAAAGCAGGGGAGGATTTTTAGATTTTATAACGGCGTTGCTGTCTTGATTTCTCTTTAAATTTATGGTATACTAAGAAAAAACGGAGGTGCTGCATCATGGGAATCTATCTGAACCCAGGAAATGATTTGTTTTACTCTACAGTTACTTATTCTGAAATTTATGTGGATAAGACCATGTTGATTTCTTTCACCAATAAATGTTTGTTTGGAGAAAACAAGGAGATCTGCGTCAGCCGTCCCAGAAGATTCGGAAAGTCGATGGCAGAGAATATGCTGACGGCTTATTACAGCAAGGGCTGCGATTCGAGAGAATTGTTTTCCAAGTTTCAGATTGCACAGACACCGGATTTTGAAAAGCACTTGAACCGGTATAATGTGATTCACATCGATATGCAGAAATTCCTTGGCAGAACCAAAAATGTCCATGAAATGCTGGACTTCTTGCAGAAACGTGTGCTAAAAGAGATGAAACAGACATTCTCCGGGATAGAGCCGGAAGAAACCAGTTTGATTATTGCGTTGGAAGATCTGTACGGTCAATGTGAAGAAAAGTTTATCTTCATCATTGACGAATGGGATTCCATTTTCCGGGTGCATCGGGATAATGCGACTGCTCAAAAGGAATATCTGGATTTTCTGCGGGATCTTCTGAAAGGACAACCCTATGTGGCACTTGCCTATATGACTGGGATTCTTCCAATCAAGAAATATGGTCAACATTCTGCACTGAATATGTTTGATGAATACTCTATGACCAATCAATATGCACTCGCAGAATTCACTGGTTTTACAGAGAGGGAAGTTCGTCAGCTTTGTGAACGTTATCATATGTCTTTTGAACAAACGAAAGATTGGTATGACGGATACAATGTCAACGGGGTGTCGATTTACAATCCAAGATCTGTGACATCAGCAATGATGAACCGAGTCTTCGACAGCTATTGGACGCAAACGGAAACCTATGAGGCCCTGAAAATGTACATTGTCCGCAACGAAAACGGCTTACGGGACAAGATCATTCGCATGATTGCCGGAGAGCATATTTCTATTAACACGAAAACATTCCAGAACGATATGTGTACCTTTGAAACAGCAGACGATATTTTGACTTTGCTGGTGCATCTGGGGTATCTGACTTATGATTTCGACACAAAAACTGCCTGGATTCCCAACAAGGAAGTGCGGCAGGAATTTCTCAATTCCATCCAGGGACAGGAGTTCCAGACGGTCAACAATGCCATTCACCGTTCCGACAAACTGCTGCAATTGACACTGGCACAGAATGCGGAAAAGGTGGCGGAAATGCTGCAAGAAGTTCACTGTGACAACTGTTCTGTGATTCAATACAACGATGAAAATTCGCTGGCTTGTGTGCTGAGTCTGGCATACTATTCTGCACAAGACAGCTATGTGGTTTATCGGGAATTGCAAGGCGGAGAAGGCTTTGCGGATCTGGTATTTGTACCGAGAACTGGGAATCATAACCCGGTAATGATCGTGGAACTGAAATGGAATCAAACCACTGGTATTGCATTAGAACAGATCAAAGACCGAAAGTATATTCGTTGCCTGAAGGACTATCATGGAAAAGTTTTATTTGTTGGCGTGAATTATGATAAGAAGAGTAAGAAACACACTTGTCAGTTTGAGATGGTGGAAATTTGAAAAGATTTATAGACAGACTTGACAGAACATATATTGAATGCAAATATTAGGTTGAAAACCATAAAAAGCACAAGCAAATCCACTATTAATTGTCACATCCTAAACTTATGAAAGGTACTCGTGTATTTGCTAAAACTTACAGTGGATTAGTAGCTATATATTTGGTAGACTAAGAAGGATTAAAATATGGGAAGCATTTTTGATTTTAATAGTATAGAAAATTGTGAACAAGCCATTAGAAAAACGTGGGATGAATTTAGAAAATGTTTAGCAACTGGGGAATTTTCTTATGATGAAATTGAAAAAGCTAAAAAGCAGAAATTTTTAATGGCATATGATGACCTATTTCATAAACATTCTGGTATTGAACAAAGTACAATTGTTTTTAAGGATTTGAAAGATAAGTTAATGGGAAGAGGCACGATATTGAAAAATGATGAGATTCCCAATTATGATCGTTTTCTTCCTAAAGAAGAGTATATCAGAGAAGATAATCGTTTTAGTCCTCCTCATGTGGAATGGCTTTATTTGGCGGTAGGCAATGATAGTGACATTCACGAATGTGCACAGGCTGAATGTCGAGCCAAAAGAGGAAACATGTTTGGATTTTGTCATTTTCAACGAGACACCAAATATGATATGTGCAAATTAGTAGATCTAACCATTGCAGACGATATTTCTTATGTAGAATTAAATGCAACTTTAGAAAAATATGCACAAACGCAAACTAAAAAACGTAAAAAAATTATAAAAGCAACAGGTTTTCCTCCTAAAATAAACATCGATCAAAAAGAATTTGAAAAAGTCTTTACTCAGTGGGCTGTATACACTTATGTAAAATTACTATCGACACAAATTTTCAAGCCACTCGATAATTGCGATAATAAAGCAATTACTTATGCCCCGTTTCAAACAATTGCTCAATATTATATTTCATTGGGATATTCTGGTATTATTTACGATAGTACCATATATTTGAAGGGAAAGAATATAGTGTTATTTGACAAGCATATGGCCTGTCCAGTAGGGACTATAGAAAACTACAAAATATTGTAAGTCTGGAAAGTCGATTAGATGTATTCTTACAAACAATTTGAATAAGAAAATGGTTATGACCTTGTTGCTGTAATCGACAAATAGTAAGGACATTTAGCCTATTGCATTGAGTCAGTTTAAGATGGTAGAGATATACGCTATTTGCGAGAAAAATTCAAATTGCTTATTCAATAGGGTTGTATGGGCAATTTAACGAAAATGCAGACATCAAAATTGAGGTATCGTTGCACGTTGAGTGCGTGGTATTGATGTCAAGAATTACGCAAAAATAACTGAGAAAATGCCTATTTTGCGTGGTTTTTGCAATATCATCAAATCTACGCACTCGGAACATATGCTGTAAGTCAGTTCACGGAAACATATCTGACAGCAAATCTAAGCACTATCAAAATACAGCACTCGCAGGTTGATACTGTGGATTTGATAAATTTAGGCGGGTTGAGTGCGTGGAAATGTTGTCACAAGAAAGGAAGATTAAAATGGCAAGTAAAAGAGTTAAACAATCAATTATACTTAGTGTTTCCGTTATGAAAGGCTGTTACCGCCATATTCAGGTTTCAGTGAATGAAGATTTAGAAACGCTGGCAGATATTATTTTGTGGGCATTTGATTTCGATAATGACCACGCTCACGCTTTTTTCATGGACAATAAGGCTTGGAGTAATTATGATTGCTACTACATGGCAGAAGTCGATGAAGATGAAATGTACCGTCACACCTGCGATTTTAAGCTTCATCAGCTTGGACTTACAAAGGGAAAAGCATTTAAATTTGTCTTTGATTTTGGTGATGACTGGGAGTTCAATTGCAAAGTCCTTCGTATTGTTTATGAGGATACTAAAGATGCGGAGCTTATAAGAGTTGTTGGTGAACCTCCTGAGCAATATCCTGATTATGACGATTTTGAAGATGATGAATAAATAACAAAACACCCTCGCCACTATCGTATTTCCACGACAGCAGCGAGGGTGTTCGCTTATTTCACATATTTACTTCAACAATTACTCCCGACAAAAATTCAAACTCCAATTTATCCCCAAAAACCGTGACTTTTTTCAGCATACGCTTTACCAATGATTCCTCAAAGTTGTTTATTTTTGTCGGCTGCTCATCAATGAAAGATTCAAGTTCCTCAATCCGTTTTAGATAGTCATTTCTCGCATTTTCGCTCATCGTAAGCTTATCTCTCTGCTTGCGGAGAGCATAAATCTCGCTTGCTATGTCTGTGTAGTCCTCATGCTCCTCGGCTTTTGCGACAAGCTGGCGTTCAAGATCTGCAAGTTTTGCATCAATTTCTGCCGTACTTTCGGAATTACCGCCTGTCAGAACGCATTCAATGTTCTTTTTCAATTGGAGAAGAAATTCCTGTTTTCCGGCAAGAATCTGATTAAGCGCAGCTACAAAGGCATCTTTCAAGGCTTCTTCATTTACCGTCCTAGCGTTGCATTCTCCCTTTTTGCCGAGCCGTGTCGCACATCGCCACACAATGGATTTTTTACCACGGTTATTCCAGTGAATTCTGTTGAACTGATCTCCACATTCACCGCAGACAATCAGCCTTGTAAAGCAGTGATTCGCTGAAAAACTGCGCTTTCTGCCTTTGCAGTCCTCGACTGAGCCACGTCTTGCCATTTCCTCCTGCACCGCAAGGAACAGCTCTTTCGGAATGATTGCGGGGTGATCATCGTCAACATAATACTGCGGCATGATGCCCGTATTCTTCACTCGCTTTTTCTGCAAAAAGTCCGTAGTATAGGTCTTTTGCAGCAATGCGTCACCCATGTATTTTTCATTTTCCAATATCTTTTTGACCGTGCTGTCATACCAGCGTGTCTTTCCCCTGCCCGTCAGAATGCCGTCACGCTCCAAGCCCTTGGCAATTTTGATACAGCTTGCACCCTCAAGATATTCACGAAAGATTCGCTTGACCGTTTCTGCCTGTTCAGGATTTATCACCAGCTTTCCGTCAGCGTCTTTATCATAGCCCAGAAAACAGGCGCAATTCACCATAACCTTCCCTTGCTGAAAGCGATATTGCATACCGATTTTCACGTTTTGACTGAGCGATTCCGACTCCTGTTGTGCAAGCGACGCCAAAATTGTCAGCATAATTTCACCGCGCTGGTCGGTGGATTCAATGCCCTCTTTCTCGAAAAACACAGGGATATTCTTGTCCTTCAGCTTGCGGACAAAATTCAAGCAATCCACGGTATTTCGGGCAAAACGTGATATGCTTTTTGTGACAACATAGTCAATTTTGCCGTCCATACAATCCTGAATCATTTTGTTGAACTGCTCACGGTATTTGGTCGAAACTGCTGATATACCGTCATCGGCATATATGCCTGCAAATTCCCATGCAGGGTGATTCGTGATGTAGTCATAATAATGCTCATACTGTGCCTCGAAACTGGTCTGCTGTTCCTCGTTTTCCGTAGAAACTCTGACATAGGCGGCAACACGCAGTTTTTTGACCGTTTCTGTATGCCGTGCGGCGTTGTTGCCGATCTGCGGTTTTGGTGGGATTGTTCTAACCATTTATTTCACTCCTATCAGACTGTATAAATATTCTGCCTGCTTTGTAAAATTTTCTTGCGGTTCTCTTTCATCAGAAAGCACAAAATTTGTGCGTATTACCGGCACTTTTCGTCTTGTCTTTCTCGTAGATTTCTGACGTTTTTGCAGTTCTATCTGAACTCGACAGAATAAATTTTCATCCACGATTCGAGGATAAAAGCTGTCACCGATGTAACATTTTCTCTGTAAAAGCTGCTTTACCATACTGTGGGTAATTGGATGTCCGGCTATTTTTGCGGATTCCGTCAAACTCATACCCGATACATAATTCTGAAAAATCTGACGGACCTTATCAGCGGCTTCTTCTACAATAAAAATTTTTCCGTCTTTTACTTCATAGCCATATGGAATGTGGCTCATAGCAGCGCCTCCTTTAATGTCAGTCCGCATTTCAGCTGAATGCCGATGCTGTGGCGATCATATACGATTATTTTCTCAATAAAATCCGTTGCAAAAAAGTCCTTAAACTCCGTCTGCATTTCTGCACTGTCAAGGAAATGCAAGAGTTTCTCGGTTTCTGCAACCATTTCGGAATTTCCGGTATCAATCTGACTCAACTGCGTGATCTGCCTGCGAAGCTCCTCTGAACGCTTGTTACTTGCGTTCTGATCCTGAATAAACATTGCAGGCTTGATGATTTTATCTGCCAAGAGATGCCTTAGAACGTCAATTTTCTCGGCTTCTTTGATGAGTTCTGCCTTTAAAAGTTTGATTTCTTCCGAATTGGCATTGCATCTTTTCAGCTCTGCCAGATAAGGAAAAAGTATCAGTTTTCTGCCAAAAATCAGCTTGTTCATCATCGTAGTGATCGTTGCTTTCAGTGCATCATCACGCACATATTTCATAGAGCATTTCTGAATGTCATCAATATGTGTGGTACAAGCCCATGCGATTTCAGAACCGTGGTCGTGGATTCTCCGCTTGAAAGTTCCGCCACATTCTCCGCAGACGATAATTCCCGAAAACGGGTATCTTACTTGATATTTGCTGTGTCCTTTGACAATGCCCTTTTCAGCAGCTCGCTGCTCTAAAAGTCGGTTTGCAGTTTCAAAAATCTCACGGCTTATTATAGCCTCGTGATGATTCTCAATGAAGATTTGTTTTGACGAATTTTTGGTTTCATGTCTGCGGAAACTGCCGTCTGTGTAGGTTTTCTGAAAAAGAGCGTCACCCGTGTACTTCTCATTTTTCAGCATATCACGAACGGTGGAAGAACTCCATTTTCCGCCTTTTCTTGTAGGCACGTTTCTTTCACGGAGCAGCTTGCAAATGGAATGTGTGCTGTGTCCGTTTATGGCGAGATTGAAAATCCAGCGGACAATTTCAGCTTCCTGTTTATCGGGTATCATTTCACCATTTTCGTTTTTCACATATCCATAGGGTAAATAGGATTGCTTGTATGTACCGTCCTGAAAACGCTTTCGGATAGCCCATTTTTCATTTTCGGAAATCGAAATAGACTCCTCCGCCGCAAAACTGCTGAAAATGGAAAGCATCAACTCGCTGTCCATATTTCCTGTGTCTATATGCTCTTTCTCGAAGTAAATGAAAATGCCTTTGTCTTTCAAATTACGTGCGATTTGCAGACAATCCACGGTATTTCGGGCAAAACGACTGACTGATTTCGTCAAAATATAATTGATTTTTCCTGCATTGCAATCACGGAGCATATTCTGCAAACCGTTTCTCGTTTCAGATTTTGTTCCGGAAACGCCTTCGTCAAAGTAAAGTCCCGCAAACTCCCAAGTTGAATGGGCTTTGATGTACATTTCATAATGCTTTTTCTGCGCGTCAAGGCTCTCTTTCTGGTCAAGATTATCGGTCGATACTCTTGCGTAGGCAGCCACTTTTTTCTTAGGCGTTTTCGGCTGCGGTCTTGCGTCAATTTTTGTAACAGCCATTGACTTTCCCTCCTTTCGGTATGAACATATTAAACTAAATTTGGCGATATATCAAGTCTTTTCGGCAATAAGTCGGCGTAAAGGGGTGAGAAAGTTTGGCGGTTTAATGCGGTTAATTTGTCATATTCGTCAAAGGAAATCAGTCCTTTTTCAAGCATTTTTTCGGTGAGAGTCTGCACCATAAAATAGCCGAGTTCATCATGATTTTCTTTCATTAAAATGCCCCCCCATTCATACTTCGGAAAAAAATCAGTTCTTGTGATAAAAATTATCCCGGAGCAGTTTTAACAACTCCGGGATAGAAAAAATTTTGAGATAATCAGATGTCAGATTTATTTACCCAACCAGTCACATACTTGCCAATCGGCGTATTACCGCAGTTTTTGGGACTGTTTGTAATTCTCATTCTTCCGCTGATGACCTTGCCGTCGTACAGATAGAACGTACCGGAACGCTTCACACCTGTTTTTGCAGCTGCGGATGCGTAAAGTGCGGTATTTTTGAGTGTTACCTTTGCACCTTTTGCATAGGACTTTCCATTGCTGAAAACAACATTCCCATTTGCATCAAAGACAGAATATCCCGTCTTGCAGGCTTTTTTTGCATTTTCCAATGAGGAATATGCCCCAATCTGCGACTTAGCATCAGCCCATGTTTTTCTTACTCGATAAAGCTGTTTTGCAGGTGTAGGAGTTGCCGGTGTAGAACCAGAATTAAGATAAGATTGTACCTTAGCTTTAAAAGCTACCCAATGAGGCAGAATGTACGCAGGACACATCTTGTAAGGATTTCTTGCAGTATTGAGATAATCCACAGTACCCGATTTTCCGTCCCTGACATTGAGCCAGTGGGTGTGGGTAAAGAGGTGGTTAATATCAAGATTGTATTTCTTCAGCAAAGCTGCCGCCAATCTTGCACAATTGTCCTCAGACTTCTTATCTGTCACATTATACGCAGATGACATAATGCACTCGATCGCAATTGTTCTACGATTGCCATTGCCACTACCATCAGCGGCGTGCCAGCCGCTCAGACTGTGGGGCAGATTCTGCCATGCACATACATTATCCACATAGTAATGGACACGCACATCCTTCATGTTGTTATTGACGGTTGCCCTTGTGTACTGTTCCGCAGGGGTCGTGCCGCTTGCTACTGTGATCCAGTCTGTGTTGTGAACAGTCACACCAATGATTTTCCTCGCCATGGAAACAGAGGGCATATCAATGTGGTTGAGATTGTGTTTGGTGAGTAAATACTCGTTGATTTTTACTCCGTTCAGAGTCGTTGTTGCATCTGGTCTTAAAATAGTCATATTACTTGTCCTCCTTGTCGGTCGTTTCTTCGGTTCTGCCGACTTTCGTCTGCAAAACATCGATTGCCTTTTTGATTGCAGGCGGGTATGGAACTCCTGACAGGAGCCCGTCCCCTCTGTCCTACGGACATCTCCCCACACTGTGGGGAGTCACCCATAAACTTGTATTTTCCACGATG